AATTCCACCTGGAACAAATAAACATCAGGCCGATATGGGTAATGCTACAAGTGGTGGGGCTTTCCCGTCATTAGCACCAACGGCCGAGACTCCAGCACCTATACAAACTGCTGAAGCTCCAGCACCTGTAAAATCTGCCGAAGCCGCACCCGCGCCTGTACAAGTTGCTGAAGCTATATCAGTGCCGACTGCCGGAACAGAAGAAGTGCGTACATTCAGAACAGGCGGCTCACCTGATGTACAAGATGATGAAAATCTCAGCGTGTTTGATGAAGATGGTAGTCTGAAATGGAAAATGAATTCAGGCGAAGGTATCTACGTTAAGCCTAAAGACACTGAATATGCTGATGATAAGATCAATGAATTGTCTGGTCGAGTAGATGAAATTGATCAAAGAAGTGATACACCAGAAAAAAATCAACCAAAGGCCGCACCAGATAAGTCGCATGGTCGCCCAGAGAAAAATTGGCAACAGAATGCTTCTTCTGTTACATACTCAATCGGTTCTCAAGGCAGAGCCTTCAAGAGAACCAAATTCCAGAATGAAGGTTTCCATTTTAATCGAAGCGCGCCAAACTCCACATCATCATAAAAAAAGAGGGCGGTTGTTGCTTCCACCCTCTTTTCCCAATGACAATCATGACTACGATTGTTAATTATTATTCGTCTTCAGCAAGACCCTTAAAGTAATTCAGGTCTTCATCTTCAGTGTCGAAAGGCGGAGTGTCTTCGACGGACTTGCGCGGCTTCGCAGGTTCAAAAGAAGGCTTCTGGGTAAGTCCAGAAATAGAAGCGGACTCAACAACAGGAGCATCAGCAGTGCCGAGGACTTCAGTCAGGCGCTTCTTCAAATCGTCATATGACTTGAAGTTCTTCGGATCAACAAACTCCTTCAGAGAGTACTCAGACTTCCAAACCTTCTCAAGTTCCCTATCATCGCTAGACAATGCAGAAGGCGACTCGAATGTAGACTGGTCATAGTTAAGATAACCAGCAACCATGCGGGTGCGAAGCTTGAAGCTGGCGCCGTTCCAAAGATCGAACGGGTTCATTGCAGGATCATCCGGATACTGCGGGTTCATAGCAAGAGTAATCTTATCAAAAATCTTCTTACCAAACTTGAACAAGAATACCTTGCCTTCATTCTCAGGATTACTCTGGTCCTTAAGAACCATGATATTAGCAATGTAGTGAAGACGGCGCTTCTGGTCGCGGGCCTGCTTACGCTGCCAAGACGCATCATCATTAGATGCATTCCAGAGCGAAGAGTTGTATTCAGAAACGGGATCCTTCTGCCCGATGGTGGTCAGAGAGTTTTCGATGTACCACTTGCCCGACGGACCCTTGAAGCCGTGGTCGAAGTAGCGAACCCAAGGAAGAGCATCATCACCATCGACAGCAGCCGCAGGCAAGAAACGAATAACAGCAGAGCCGTTACCAGCCTTGTCACGGGTCAGTGTCCAGAAACGAGTGTCGGCTTCACGGTCATTAGAACCCTGAGGCTGATTGATCTTTTCGATTTCTTTGGTGAGGCGGCCGATATCGGCCGAAGACTTCTTGAGGGATGCAAAGTTTGACATTGTATGTTCTCCATATAACAGTGTATGATTTGTATATCAGTGTATTGTATCACAGGCAATCTCGCCTGTCAAGTATATATAGTGTTTTCCACATGGGATTTCAAGAGGCCTGCAAACTTTTTTTTGTCTATCTGTGGAATGATAAACGGTGCAAACTTCTTAGCCTTAAAGCTGAATTTGGACCAAATGAAATCATCTGGCAACTTAGCATCAAAGATCGGAATGAACTGAATGAAATAGTTGAGTATCACAAACGTTTGATATGATATAGTACCATTTATCAGAATCGGTATAATATTTGGATATTGACCGACAAAACGTAAGGCGGGTTTGATATCGCCTATTTTCTCCAATTCATTCCGAAATACGTAAGACATGGATTGATTGATTTTCACATATGCTGTTGTGTTATCAAAAGCTTCATCATCAAGGAGGTCACCAACCCATGTCTTATCTTTTAGTAAGTTGGCCACCAAATGATCCTGCATGTTATCGCAGTTTCGGGCCAACTTTTCAAACTGAAATCTATCTCTTCTCGCTAGATAAGTTTCCTTGCTAACGTTCTTAGTCTTACCATGGTACTTGAAGTAGTCATAAGAGTCAAGATTAAAATGGTTCTTCAAAGCAAGATAGAGACAGAATGTTTCATATCCGCTTATTTTTGCCATTCTGAATCCAAGTTGTTGGAACAATGTAACCACCGCCTCCGCCTCCAATTGAATGACTGTAACCGCCAGCGCCACCACCGTTAGCAACAATCTTAGCATTGTTCCTCAAAGCACTGGACAGGATATCACCAAGAGTGGGTGCTTCCTTTTCTTTGAAGACGCCAGTATAACCACGATCAAGAAACTTGTTCTCGCGCCATTCCTGGATGTTCTTACTGTTCTGAACAATGAGATGCTTCTTGATAATCGCATCATAAATCTTGCGAGTGATGTAAAGTTTACCTTCGCTGTATGAAGTCATGCAGTGGACATAATCAAAGTCATTAATCAAGTCCTTGCGCGTCAAGTGCTTTGTGAAAATAATCTGGAACTTTTGTTTCTTTGAAGTCCAAACTTCTTCGACCTTATCATTGTTACGAACATATTCGAGCGTATTGTTTTCAATAGAAGGAATCCACGCCTTCATCAACTCACGAATAGCTGTTTGCTTTCGCTCATGGAGATCAGGATAAGAAGGATCGCCCAGCACAAAGATATCAATATCCTTATACTTCTCACCTTGAAGCTCAGATGCCCAGCAACCACCGGCAATAACAATATCAGAGTTTTGCTTCATCCATTGTGGAAGAATTTGTTCAATATTGTTTTTAACAGTCTTCAACTGCCCCGTTTCGTAGTAATTAAAAACTTCGTATGTCTGTGTCATAGTTCTCTCATAATCATGAACCGCATTCATAGATGTCCACAGCGGCGGTGGTTTGATTCCAATCATATCACTTCAGCCTGTATATTCTATTCATGTATCCATATGCCATGTCAGCATAGTCTTCTTCCTTGTATACCGTTTTTGGATCAATTATAGGTTCTATTATAGAGTAATTGATGTAGTTTTTCAAGTGTGAAAATTGGTCGGTTGTGAAAAATACTTCTTTGCCTTCCGATCTTTTATCAAGCATTAGTTCCCAATTCTTATAGGACAAATCTTCATCTTGGAAAACACAAGATAGAAAAAGAACGTCTTCTTCAGGAAATTCAAATCTGTTTATTGGATACGGCGGAGCATTATTACCAATACAGGCCAAAATTGTTCCAACATTGTAGTATTCTTTCTGAACAGAAGAAACCAAATTTAAGCCGCACATCTTCATTTGTATATTGAGCATACCATAATCAGCGCACACGGTCAATATATTCTTACCAAAGAAATGCTGGTGATGTTCACTTATGAATAGTGCCAAATTGAAAGAATGGCAACCCTGAACATGTTCTACAGGAAAAGAAAACAAACCTGTGTAAGAATCTATGATAGATCCTGCGTTAAAGAAGAATTTTACATCTTCGATTTCTCTCAGAAGCCTATCATAGTATAAATCTTGTAGTTCAGGATCATACTCTTCGTTATTAAAAAAGTATTCAATACGTTCTTTCCATACACCAGCATTTGGTGTTTGGTCAGTCAAAAGAGTTGTGAAGGGAGTTAGATTGTATATCATCTCAAAATGGTAGTTTGGTTGTATTCGATTTTGGCAGAAAGTTTAAGTCTTCTGCCTCAAGTTGTATCTTGGACTTCAGTGCGCCTGACACAAGCTTTGCGGCCAATTCTACTTCTAGTCCAGTTTCTTCGCAGTACATAAGCACCGCATCCATATACGGCACATTCTTCTTTGATACGAGTGTTTCAATATTTAAGGAAAAGGTTGTCATCTCATCTTTGGTGGGCATGTCATTACCAATCTATGTTAAAAAAGGCGAGGGTAACTACACCCTCGCCCTTAATATTAATTCAGTTTAAGAGTAGCTGCGCCAGCAGCCACGTTAATGCCTGTGTGGCCTGAGACTGAAACCGGATTGAGAACAATACCAGACTTAAAACCACCGATTAGAGCATTAGCTCCAACACCAATTACGAGTGATGCTTCAGCAGTAATGCCTGTGTAGGTGCCCTTGAGCCCGCCATTCGAAACGCCATCAGCGCCAAAGACTGACCAAACAATGGTCTTGTTACCAGACACACCGATATCAATGCCGAGGCGAGAGAAGGTTGCATCATAGCTTTTGGTGCGACCCTGATTGTCACGATAGGTGCATTCACCCTGACGAACAGAACCGATTAGCAGGCCTGGGCCGCCTTCGATCTGACAGGTAAGAGTGCCAAGCTTTACGCCGTTTGCCTGAGCAGGAACAGCCATTAGTCCAACGGCCATAAGTGCCGCAACGATAGTAGTCTTAATCATATTTTTATTCTCCAGTGTTTGATATAAATTTGTTTAACTTTTCAGCCATCGCAATGACCTGATCTTCATTAAAGATAGGCACAGAGGGAAAAAGAGGAAATTCTGCATCTCGTCCCTTGTCGTGTAACATACGAGTCTTTTCGCATTGTATGTTCCAATCGTTTTCAATTCGGATACGCTCATTCATATTCTTCTCGGAAAGAATAGACTGTGCCATAGCAAGAAGATCGAAGCGAATTTCATAGGGTGTTTTTGACATAATATTATCCTTTGTGTTTGTGTTGTGTTAAGGTGGAGGGATTCTGTTTCCAAGCTCCCTCCGGGCTCATGTTAGGCTGCGAGAGCCATACGAGGTGCAAAGTTATCGTTTGCAACTATTGTTTTGCGCTTGAAGTAGTCGCCTACTATTATCTCCAGTTACCTATTTCACTCTTGTCGATCCTGTTTCGCCCCCATCAAAGACACTCCACGGCAACGTTTCGAACCGTTGACTGACCCGCGGAAGGTGTACCGGTGAGACTCCGCATTTATGTATTAAGTGGCGGAGTGTCTTTGGTGGAGGCGCGGGGTACTGCCCCCCCGGTCCAAGTAGTCTTTCAGTTTCCTTCATCGATAATATTTGCGAATGAATAGAG